CCTATCTGTTCATAGCCATCCCAACATGGTGCTTTTAATTCTTCATGATTCTCACATGGCATGTAATAAGTAACTCCCTCTACTTCATGCTCATGGTAACCACTACATCCACTTTCTTCTGCGACTTTTATTGCTTCCTCTTTTGTTTCATAAGCTTCTTTTCCATCAATTTTTTTAAGATTGACTTTGAATTCATATCCTGTTTCTTCCTCAATATCTTCCTCATCCTGAACTCTTGAATCTACCTCTGTAAACTCTAATGGTTGTAATGTTGTAAAATAGAGGTTTAGTGCAATATCATTATATGCCAATAGATGATCAAAACAATCAATTAGCAACTCTTGAAATGGTCTGATAACAGTATTATCCATTAACAAAGAAGCTGTCTTTATTTCATCTGCATTGTTCCCTAATCCTGATTGATCTTTAATACCTAAAAGCATTGGACTTACAACCCTGTGAGCCACCATTATTTTTTTAGTGGATTCTTCAGAAAGAAATTGATACTGCTGATGAGCATCACTTAACTGAACAGGTGTAATATCTGCTGCTGCTTCTTTATTATCATTAAAAGCTAATATGAATTTTCCTGCATTACTTGTACCAGAGAATTTCTGTGCTATTTTCTGTTCTAATAATTGTCTTTCCTCTTGATTTGGTGTGCCATTGTTAAAGTTAATTAACATGCTAGGTGCTAAACCATTCATAATATTATTCAAATGATAATTAGAAATCTCCTCCTCTAATTCAGCATATTGTAATCCACCCTGATAATCAACAGGTGCATAATAATAAAACCCTGCCTTATAAGGTTTTATATAATAAATCTCTATTGGCTCTTTTGACATACCATAAGCAGGTATTCTCTTTGGAATTTCATTAGGTTTTAACTTACTCCAATCCTTAAAATAATAATAAGCAGGTATTTCTCCCTTTTCATCAGCTTTTGCTGCTCTTAATGTTTCAACAGGAATATGTTCTAATTTAACAATCTTAGTTCTATTCTTATTATAAATAACTTGAACAGAGCATTGTCCCATTAACTTCAGATCATAACATAATTTTCTCACTACATCTTTTTTAAACAGAGAAATCATTTGAGCATACTCGCTTGGTTTCCTATTTGAATCTGTTGCATTTAATCCTTTCCCATAAATAGCTTGTGAGATACCATTTATAGCAGCATTATTAGTTGGACTTCCATTATATCTATCTATAAGAAACTGAAAATAATTATTATCAGCACCATAATCCACCCAATCTCTATTGTTAACTTCAACAATCTCAGGAGAGGTATATGTGCTTAAATTCACAAAACTATATTCAGAATTATGCCTTACAAATTGTCCTTTTTTATTTCTTTTTAAGTTTTTTTTCATGATGTTACAATATACTCATTATTATATGTATCTGTCGTTACATATAGACCTTTATTAATATCATAAAAATCTCCATTTTTTTGATCTACTAATTGATCTGTACAAAATATTCTGTCTCTATAAAATACATTTTTGAAATTACTAGAATCATTCCATAATTCATTAAAATTTTCCCATAAACTATAATTGGTATTCCAAAAAGCATAATCAGAAAATAATTCAATATTATAAAAATGATTTAATACTAACAAAGGATTAAAACTTTGCGACCAAGCCAGATAATTTCCTGAAATACTCGCATTAGAAATCTGCACCTGAGTTTCTACATTTGTAGAATCATCTGTATAAGAAAAAGTAAATTCATTGACATATTGTCTAGCTATTACTTTCAGATTTTGAGGTGTAGTTTTATTTAGTACAATCATACTAGTATAACGAATTAAAAATGTTTATTTGTAAAAATAAAAAAAGCACCCATATAGAGTGCTTATTTATTAGATTAATTAGAATGATTTTCTAATTAGGTACTATTTGTGATGCTGATGGAGTTATTACTCCTGCATCTACAAAATAAGGTGCAGTTTCTTCTAAGCCTTCCATCACTAAGGTAAAGCCTGAAAGATCTCCTGCTGCTGCCCCAGTCACTATTGTGCCACCAGTTACCTCCATGCCATTCTCATAGCCACAAAGGAATTGATTTCCATAATAGTCTTCAACGACTATCACAGGTCTAGCTACTGCTATTAATTGTAATTCATTTTTAGTTGCATTATCTAAATATGTTAATGTCATATTTAAAGTCTGTGTATAAAAAGTCGTTCCATTATCTCTAGAACTTGTTATTGTTGTTTCTAATGAAGAATTCCCTTTTAAATCAAATTCAAACCAAACAGGCGATCCTGTAAAGGCATCAATTGTTTGATCTGCATTAATAGTAGCTACGACAGGAAAATCTGCCATATATACTGTCTTAATACCTCCAAATGCTGATTTGCATGGGACTTTTCTTCCTGTGGTTAATGCACATGCCATAATTTATATATTTTATTAAAAAAAAGGGTAAGTAAGTATAATCCCACTTACCCAGAATTTTGGTTAATTAATTTTAAGAATAGTAAACTAAATCTTCAGAAATGCCATATTGAACTCCTGCTGTAAACCTCATTATAAAGCGAACATTTTGTGAGCCATCAATATCTTGCATATCTAAAACCTTAACTTCATTCATGTTATTTAACAATCCTGTGCCAAAGTATAGATTACTTCTCTGTGCTGCAAACATTTTGTTGTTTGACATTCCTGGGCAAACAAAGATTTTAACTCCATTTACTGAAAGTGATCCATTGTTCCACCATTGTGTCCCCTGTGCATTTACACCATTTGCTCCTAATCCATTTGCTGCAAAACCTCCTAATGCCTGAACATAGAATTTAGCTACTGAACTTGGTACATATATGAATAAATCTTCTTTTCCATATAAAGCACTTGGTACAGCATCAACAACTTTTGAAAGTTCAGCTATAACATTAGCTGCATCAATTCCACCACCTACTGCAGCAATATCTTGACCTGCAGGAATATTTCCATCTGCTGTCATTAAAGTTTCAAATCCATCATATTCTCCTGCATTAGCAGCTACCCCTGTAAAGATAGTTTGCTCTGTTTTCTGTGCAACTTGATTTGCTACATGAGCAATCATAAAGTCACTAAATTTAGGAGGAAGAGTTTGTCCCATTCCATAGCCCATGCTCTGAGCTTCCCAATCATTGATAAAATCTTTCTTGCATAACTGTAAGTTAACTTGTAACTCAGTTGGTTGAATGATTCTCTCTGTTAATGTTACTGAAGAATTAGGATTAAAATCACATGAAGCATCTGAAACTACTGCTCCTGTATCTAATCTCTTAATCACTTCTTTGTAAGCAATATTTGGTTTTACACTTAAACCTCCATCATCAATAGTGGAAGCACTTAATAAAGCTGCAGCAATATACTCGCCTGCAAATTCGCCTGCATAGCTTGTCGTGATATTTGTAGCAGTTGCCAATTCAAATTTTTTATTATTCATTTTTCTATTATTTAATTTTTATTAATTATGATTCTGAAGCCCAAATTCCAACTCCACCAATTATGTACCATTGTGTTAAAGCTACTGCTCTAATTACAACATAATCTCCTTTGTTAGCTGTTGCTTTTGTGTTTATCCAATCTTTATTTACAACTCCACTTGCTACTGAATCTGCAGAAGCATTCGCAATACTACCATGAAAACCATCAGTTGAATGAGGGCTTAATGTAATAATGTTATTTCCATCTGCTCCTGTATTTCTAAATAAGAAAGTCAATCCTAAATTTCCTGAATGAATTTTTGGTAAACTCACTACTAATGCATCTGTTGCAATATTGTGGTCAATACCAGCATCTCCTGCAGGTACAGAAACTGATGCAGATAATGTTTTTTGTGAAACTTGATTTCTTTCCACATCATTTGATAAATAGTTATAAGTGCTCATTTTTTTTTATTTAATTTATTATTTATTTAATTTTTCTAAAACTCTATCTAGAGTTGTTTTATATTTTCCTTGTGCAAAAACTCTTGTTTTTACTTCATCAAAAGATGCTTCTGGACTATGCTTAATTGGTTCAACTGCTGCTTCAGATAATTCTTCTTTTGAAAATTCTTCTTTTATTGTTCTGGATTTAGGTTG